CAGAGGTCTTTCCTCGTTACCAGTGCCGTCACTATGACGGTTAAACAGATGACGATCAGGGCGATTAACATCGCCTTTTGCTGCTTCATAGCCTGCTTCTCCTTGACCTTTCGGTCCGTAAGAGGCTAATCTCTATGTGTCGCATAGATATGGCCTCAGATTAATGTTAAGCGTCTTGCAGGACGCGTAATGTTAACTGGGGCTTTTCTCTATCTGCCTTTTGGTGTTCATGCCTGAGACAGATAGCCTCAAGCACCCGCAGTCATTCTACTTAACTAAGATTTCCCCGCAAACCGTTTTTGTCCGGCACAGTAAATATCCAACTAAACCAATGGCGTTCGCTGTATTTACCGCCAGTATTCAATGCACATGACCGCCATGAACACCCCTAAAAAAAGGGCATTTATATATCCAAATATTAATATCAAAACATCAACTTTTTCCATATACCTTGCTGTGAAGATGATGGGCATACATGATACGAACAACCAGAACGCAACAAACAAAAACTGCAATGCGTTTTTCATTATTCCTCCTACAATCAATGTGCAATTACATTTAAACACACCTCAGTTTGGCCGGACATATAAATATCTAAACCAGAAAAAATCACTTACATAGCGTTACAAACTCTTTAGTCTAAATATTCATCGTAAAACATTCCCCATACTTATCAGCCCGTTCTGCGCCAGGTAGCTCATTGCCTTATCTGGGAATCTGTAATCAGGTTTCCGGATGCTGGTGGATTTTCGCGTTTTAGTTGTTCATAAAAGTGCACAGCTTTAACCAGTTCTTCTGATGTAACCGGGACTGGCGAGGCAGTGAATAAGGCCTGAATTTCATAGTTCGGCCTGTCGTTACAATCCTCTTTTTTCGGTACATATTTCCAGTCACCAGACCACTACTTCCCCTGAAAGTCCGTAACGCCTTTTTTTTCACGTAGCGATATCGCCATGCCACTGTTTTTGCCTTCCCTGCCGTTTCATGCCCTTCCTGATAATTAATCTCGCTCATTCATCGCCCCACTCATCACAATATGCTTCGACCGGAGTTTTTCCTGCTTCATAATCATCACGCCATGCTTCAGCATCAGCAGCACTGCCACCACGTAACTCTGCATAGTCCATTAACAGTTCATGCCATTCTTCAAAACTGACGTTGTATTTAGTTGAACCAAAATCAGCCATTTTGTTCTTCCTCTTTGTCTTTTATTTCGTGATATGAGTAATTGCAGTAGTTAAAGAAAATATCTTTTGCTTCGTCATGTATTTCATCAGGCGTCGCATCATCATCCACTTCGAATTCATCCTCGAAATCTCCACCGGCTATTCCCGTTTCAATAATTATTTTAAACTTTCGCATTTAACTACCGCCCTTTCGGGCGGCCTCCTGATGTTCTGAGGGTGCAGAAATCCCTCCGGTTAAGGATTAAATTTTTAACAGAGCTAAATTTAATTATTCAGTTCTGGATTTTGTCGCCCTGCGTATCCGCGCTTTCGCGTTACGCTCAATCTGAATTAGCTTTTCTATATTTTTTCGCCTTTCCCGCTCCTCCTGACGCAAGAGCCTTACATCATCTGCCAGTCTGGTTTCTCTTTTCGCCACAGAGAGCATCCAGTCAAATGGCTCCACAACTGCACCGCAGATTTTACAGCGGACCTGACGCTCTTTTTCGTCAACCCGGACAGAGGCGTGATGACAATATGGTCTTTCCGATGGCTCATAAAGAAAATTAACCTGATTACGAGGGTCATCCTCTTTTACCGGAAATAAAACGATATTGCTTAACTCATCCTCTGGTTTTATTTCCATGCTCCTCTCCTTTGATGCGAATGCCAGCGGTAATTGAAGCCTGATAGCTAATTTCACTCACAGTACCGCCTCCTGAAAATTACCCTGATAGAAAGCCAGTACACGCTGCATAGCTTCACTCTTCCGGCACTCGCGACAGATTATGTTTAGGCGACTGTCGTAGCGACGTATTTCTCCGTCAGGTAACGACCAGATAAGGTCCGGATCAACCACAACCGGTTTCTTCAGCTTTGCCCTCGATAATTTTTTGCGGGCATTTTGCCAGTCTTTACGAGCCTGTTCAGACGGGAATAACCCGTAGCCAGAATTGTATACATCGCCACTGGCAACCAGCTCTCTGGCCAGAACGCTCATCAGATATCTTGTTGCCCCAGTTTTAGCTTCCAGTTGTCGTAACGTCTCGCGCCCACTCTGGCGTACGAGTTCAAGAACCTGTCCTTTAATTTTTTCCCGCTCTTCTTGTGTAAAAACTTTTGCCACAAGCCCTCCTGAAAATTACCTCATGACCAGAAATTAACACTTACCCCCTGAAGCCCGGCGGAATTTCGTTATCCGGTTCAGAAATATGATTCACACAACGCTGGTTGTTCGTGCCGCTTACCGGGAGCAGCCAGGGGTTTTCAAAATTCCGGTCCGGTCCAAAAAACGTCGTCGCTCGCTGAACAAATTCCGTTCCCGTTTTCCCGGTAGCCGCAAGGTATCTTGCGTAACGCCTCACGCCATCCAGCATGGCCTCTGGTGGCACCCCCTCGCGTAATCTGGCTTTCCAGGCACTGAAAGCGGATTTCTTCGGGTTTGCCCCGGCACGCAACGGGTATTCCCGCCAGACCTGTTCGAACACATCAGGATAATCCACTCGTCCCACAGGCTGCCCGGTGTTTTCCGGGACTACCCGATCGGCTTCCCGCTGAATGGCGGAATCGGCTTCAGGCTGCTGAAGTTGGTGTGATTGCTCCTGCCTTGCGGTCATCACCTGCTGCACAGCGCCCGAATCGGCTTTCAGCGCATACGCTGAATCGGCTTCCGGTGTCGTGCCTGCGGGCTGGCCAGGAGTGACGGTCTGAACATCCCCTGCCTGGTTCGTGGCGTTTTTTACGCCATGGACCATAGTGTTTTGATCTTCTTGATCTGTATCTTTATCTGTATCTTTATCTGTCGTGACTCGTCGTGACATGTGCGTGACATTTCGTGACTCGCCGTGACAATCGCCATTTTGTTCCCGCTTTCTTTCCCTCTCTCGCTGCGCCCTCTTGCGCTCTGCCGGAGATTTTGCGGTTTGCGAAATATTGCCGTTGTCCTCTTTCAGCACCTGGCGTTTTTTCCCATCCAGTGATTAAATCACCATCAAGTACCCGCCCCTGCATCGTCTGCAAAATTGAATCAATTACCTCTTCTGTCACGTCGAGCGCACTTGCCAAATCTTCTGTCGTGACATCAATGTGACCTCGCGTGACATTTCGTGACGCGCTCACCAGGAGGTGGATATACACTGCCATCACTGTTGCAATTGGCTGCCCTGACACCCTGGCAATTGTTCGCCACTTAGGGTCATTTGGCATGTCATGCCATAATCTGAGCCAGGCGTTAGCCATACTCACCTCTTCTGATACCGAATCTTTTTACTCACGAGTTGCCGGAAGCGATTCGATATGGCTATTGTCAGTCAATGTACTGCCACAGCATTTCCTGCCGGGCCACCACGGTTCATCTGATTGAAACCGGCGATTGCCACTGCGACAAAATCATCAGCGTCTCTCACCAGTCGCTCCCGCGTCTCCACCAGCTCCCGAAAATAAGCTGAACTGTGGCTGCGCATTCTGGCCACCAGCAAAGGTGGCATTGCCTTTTCGATCGCTGGTAACAACGCCTGAATTTTTTCAACTGCATCAGGGGTGTCTTTCTCTACCCAGCGGAAAATTTTCTGGGTATTGCGAGCCAGGGCTTCCGGATGGCTGTCGTCATACAGTTCCGGGAACGTCATTCCCAGCTCGAAATACGCTTTGGTAATTTTCGCAGCCGGTACTTTTTCGCCGTCCGGATGCGCCCAGGCATTCATCGCCATGCGGATGTGTTCATGCTTGATTTTCATGAATCCCCCCTTGGTTAGAAGGCGGATTATGATCAGAACCGGGAATGACAACCGTCGGTATGTGTAACTCATATTTGAGCGCCCCGGCAGTGACTGCCTGAATTAGCAACGCCCATTCCACGGAACCTCTTCCCCCCACATGCTGACTGTGGTTTGACGTTCCTAGAGCTGCGGCTGTTTTAACAACTCCGCCAAAATAGCCTAATACTTCTGATTTTTTCATGAGTCGCTCCATAAAACTGAACGTCAAAAGTTTAATAATCAAAACCAAAGAAAGTCAAGAAACAAAACCATCTGTGTTTTAAAATCAAAACATGAGCAAGCAAACTATATCTGAACGCATAACCCAACGTATGCATGCGCTAAACCTGAAAGGCAAAGACCTTGTCAATGGCACTGGCGCATCAAAAGGCTCCGTAAGTCAATGGATGAACGGTGGAGGAGCGCCGTCCTCGCGTTACATAAGTTCACTGGCAAAAATATTGAAAGTAAACGAAAATTGGCTTCTTAATGGAGGAGAGTTAAATACAGGTGATTCGCTTGATCTATCTTTACCGCCGATAAAAACGGTTCCGCTACTATCACTTCAGCAGGCAGCAAGCTGGAGTGATTATATGAAAAATTCCTCAATAACCTCTTGTGTGCAGCTTGTCGGAGAAATCCCGGTCAATACCTTTGCAGTTGTTCTAGAGAGTGACAGTATGTCAACATCTGGTGGGGGAGTTTCCATCCCAAATGGTTCAACAGTTTTTGTTGATCCCGATCGAACCGTACAACCAGGAAATATTGTCCTTGCCTTACCCAAAGGGACCACAACACCTGTCATTCGTAAACTGGAGATAGAAGGGCCGGATATTCTTTTAGTCCCCACGAATCCTCGCTACCCTTCAATTATGCTGGATGATCTATCTTGCATATTGGGCGTATGCTTTAAAATTCAACAAGATATTTAACCAACCTCATCTATTTGATTAACTGTATGCCATCGTGGTGATGGCTTAACAGCTGCCTGCTTAAAATGTTTTGATAAAAAAACATTGACCTGAAAAGTTCGTTTTTCTAAACTTCATTCATTCCCTCACCCCATCCTACAGAATGCAGGGCAATACTTCGAGTTACCAGGCAGTGGTCAGGGGTTAAGTAGCCAGCCCGAGGCGTAAGAACATGACGGCAGGGTTCAACTTTAATAACTATGCAGCAGGTTTTTGTTCCGCTACCCCGGCGTTAAGGGGAAATGAGGTCAGCATGGATACTATCGATCTTGGCAACAACGAATCTCTGGTGTACGGCGTGTTTCCAAACCAGGACGGCACCTTCACCGCAATGACGTATACAAAAAGCAAAACGTTTAAAACCGAAAATGGTGCCCGTCGCTGGCTGGAAAGAAACTCAGGTGAGTGATATGGATTTTGACACAATCATGGAAAAGGCTTACGAAGAATACTTCGAAGGCCTTGCCGAAGGCGAAGAAGCTCACAGCTTCAACGAATTTAAACAGGCGCTTTCCAGTTCGGCAAAATCTAACGGCTGATAAGCGAAACAGCACCGCGAGGAATCAGTATGCAGAAACGAGAACCCGTCATCATCGCGCCAGACTATACCGATGATGAACTTTATGAGTGGATGCGCCAGAAAATTAATGCAGCGCAGGATCTGAAATGGGCTAATGAAGCCAGAGCTAAGCAGGCTGAAAATCTGTCCGCTCTGGAGCAGGATATCACCAGGCTGGAAAAAGCAGCGGCATTAAGCATTGCCAGAATGATTACATACCCGCGTTAATAGATAACCAACGAAGCTAAGGTTGGTAATTAAGGAGTTCTCCACGGGTGAGGTGGAGTGCGTGCGCCGGACACGGGTGAGCATCCGGCACTGACAGTTTACTGAAAGGATATTTCCCTGAAAAGTCAGACCATAACGCGAAAGCGCACGGCGAGGTAGCTGGTTCATAGATAGCCTGTCGTTAAATTTTCGTCGACCGTGCGCTTCCGGTTGTGGCAATCCGCGAAATGGCGCGGCGGTAAGTATGGCGGGGTTATTCCTTCCCCCGTTGAGGACACCGGGTTGTCAGGTTGACCATACGCTTAAGTGACAACCCCACTGCAACGCCCTCTGTTATCAATTTTCTGGTGACGTTTGGCGGTATCAGTTTTACTCCGTGACTGCTCTGCCGCCCTTTTTAAAGTGAATTTTGTGATGCGGTGAATGCGGCTAAGCGCACGCGGAACAGTTAAAACCAAAAACAGTGTTATGGGTGGATTCTCTGTATCCGGCGTTAATTGTTAACTGGTTAACGTCACCTGGAGGCACCAGGCACCGCATCACAAAACTCATTGTTGAGGGCGCGATAATGAAAACGTTATTACCAAACGTTAATACGTCTGAAGGTTGTTTTGAAATTGGTGTCACTATCAGTAATCCTGTATTTACTGAAGATGCCATTAACAAAAGAAAACACGAACGGGAGTTATTAAATAAAGTATGCATTGTTTCAATGCTGGCCCGTTTACGTCTGATGCCAAAAGGATGTGCACAATGAATCCAGTATTTGCACTTATTCTGACGGTTTTTCTTGTTTCCGGAGAGTCAGTTGATATTGCAGTCAGTGTTCACAGAACAATGCAGGAATGTATGGCAGCAGCAACCGAACAGAAAATTCCAGGCAACTGTTATCCGGTCGATAAAGTTATTCACCAGGATAATAACGAAATCCCGGCAGGATTTTAAAACAGCACCGTAATAAATATCCAGTTTCATTCTTATATGTCAGCAATGGCAGAGATTTGTTCACCCTTAAATCTGTGATGAGGTTTACCAATAATGAGCACTGATAAAGAAGAATTTGCACTATATTGCGAAGCAAAAAATGACAAAGTAAGAAAACGCCTAGGAATTAAAGGTGGTTTTTACTGGACTACAGCAAAAAAATTATCTGTTGCAATCTCCCGCTGCATTACCGCAATGGATGACAACGATTATGATGAAGACGACTTTAAAAAACCCGTCCGCGTCAATTTGCCCGTTGTTGACGACCTTCCGCCAGAAGGCGTGTTTGATACTGAATTCTGCAATCGCTATGAAAAAGGCGGGAAAGATGGCATCACAATGACATTTATCGGCCCTTCCCCCTCTGTTCAGGACAAACCAGCCAGCACTGACAATACCAACATCAACGGCGAAGCCATGACTGAGATTGAGGAGAGCATGCTTCTGCCTGTCTCCGGTCAGGAACTGCCCATTCGTTGGCTTGCTCAACACGGCAGCGAAAAACCAGTAACGCACGTTTCACGCGACGAACTCCAGGCATTACACATTGCACGGGCTGAAGAACTACCGGCTGTTACTGCCCTGGCTATTTCGCATAAAACCAGTCTGCTCGACTCGCTGGAGATTCGCGACCTCCACAAACTGGTTCGTGACACTGACAAAGTTTTCCCTAATCCTGGTAATTCAGACCTGGGACTAATAACTGCTTTTTTCGAAGCATACCTAGACGCTGACTACACTGATCGGGGTTTGCTGACAAAAGAGTGGATGAAAGGAAATCGTGTTTCACGCATCACCCGCACGGCTTCCGGTGCTAATGCTGGCGGTGGGAACAAAACCGATCGCAATCCGAATTTAGTACACACCCTCGACACACTGGATGTGGAGATTGCAGCAGCCACACTTCCGATGGATTTTAATATTTATGAAATTCCGGGCAGCGTTTATCGTCGCGCAAAAGAAGTAGTCCTGAACAAAGAAAGTCCGTTCAAAGAATGGTCCGCAGCACTTCGTGCAACCCCGGGTATTCTGGACTATTCCCGCGCCGCTATTTTTGCACTTATCCGAAGCGCACACCCTGAATTTTATCACTACCCGGGACGCCTTCAGGGGTATATCAACGCCTATTTGACGGAAACTGATCACGAGAACCCCAGCAAGGAAACTCTCACAGCTGCCCGGCATACGCCGGAAAAAGATATCCTGGAAGAAATTAACCGCGAGGTGGTTACTGAGCGTGAAACAGAAGAAGAAAAACCACAACCATCTGACGCAATGGCAGGTGAACAGGCAACAACTGAAACAATGGAACCGGATACAACTGAACATGGCCAGAACGCGCAGTCGCTGGATGCTCAGTCGCAGGTGAGTTCCGCTAACCAAGTAAAAGTCACCGCTGACGAAGTAAACAAAATTATGCAGGCAGCCAATATCAGCCAGCCTGACGCCGATAAGTTACTTGCTGTATCGCGTGGTGAATTTGTTGAGGGGATTAGCGACCCTAATGATCCGAAATGGGTCAAAGGGATCCAGACTCGCGATTCTGTGAACCAGAACCAGCATGAATCGGAACGGAACGACCAAAAAGCGGAACAAAACAGCCCAAATGCGTTACAAAACGAGCCAGAAACGAAACAATCCGAACCAGTGGCGCAACAGGAAGTGGAAAAAGTCTGCACCGCCTGCGGTCAGACCGGCGGCGGCAACTGCCCTGATTGTGGCGCGGTGATGGGCGACGCAACATACCAGGAAACATTCGATGAAGAGTATCAGGTTGAAGTTCAGGAAGATGATCCGGAGGAAATGGAAGGCGCTGAACATCCACACAAGGAGAA